TTCGGTGCGGCAAACAGGTCCGGCTGACCTCATGCAGATTGACGCACCATAACGCATGTTTAGGAGATGCTCATGGCATTCGCAACTCACCTCGGCCCTTGGTTATTGGGCACCGTCAAAAACACTACCGGCACTACTGCTGGCACGATTGAAAACCTCGGTTGTACCGTTGTCGCTCAGTCAACCCCAATCACATTCAACACAACCACCGCAATCAACATCGCTGTATTGCCAGCTGGCGCACAGATTCTGGACATCTATGTTGATGTGACCGCAGCCTTTAACGCTGCTACAGGTAACACCATCACTGTGGCCACTTCTGGCGGTACTACCCTCGGTACTGTTGGTAGCGCATCTACTACTCCAGTGGCTGTTGGCCGCGCTTCTGTGACTACAGCAGCTCCTGCTACTTGGGTGAACGTTGGTACAACCGACCTCATCATCACTGGCGTGTTGACAAACACAGGTACTGCTGCTTCTACAGGCGCTGCGACAATCACTATCGAATACGTGGTTCGCAACTCCAACGGCGCACAGATTCCTACAGCTTCACAGCAGTAATTAGTCTCGGGGGCTTCGGCCCCCATTTTTAAAGGAGATTGATTATGGGTATGCAAACCGACGTAAAAGCGGGTCATCTTAATAACTCAGGCTTTGTTGTGTTAGGCCGAAACCGCCTCAAAGCTGTTTCTATGGTGGGTACAGCTACGGCTGGAACATTGGACATTTTTGACACAACCACAGCGCCTGTCTCAGCGACATACGAGAGGGCGGCCACGCTTATCACTGTTACCAAGAGCGCACACGGACTGGCTACTGGAGATGTAGTTGGACTTGCGTTTGCAACAGCAAGCGGGTCATCTGGTACAAATGGTAACTACGCAATAACACGCACAGGTGCAAATACTTTCACAGTTACAGACATTAACTCTGGAACTATTGCTGCCTCAACAGCGGCGGTATATTCATCACTGTGGCTTGCCAGCTACGACACTGGCGCGTCTGACTTGTTTGGTAATTTTGCACTGATCCCTGGCGAAGGTATTTTGGTAAGAAACGGTATTTACTTGAACATGAGTAACTTACTTTCTGCGAACATTTACTATGGCTGATACAGAGAAGAGCATTAACCTAGCGGGCCGCAAACTCATGATTTGTATCCCAGCTTACGATGGCAAGCTGAACATTGATTCAGCCTTTGCCTTGTCCAACCTCGCCGTCAAGGTGCAGCCGCTGGGCATTAAGCTCTATCTCACGCACCTCTCGGGGTGCTCCCTTATTACGAAAGCCCGTAACTCCTTGGTTGGGGACTTTCTTGCATCTGACGCAGACACAATGCTGTTTGTAGACGCCGACGTTGTGATTAACGCTGATGCAGTGCTCCGCCTCATGGCCCTAAGCCTAGATAAAGACATCACAGCGGGAATCTATCCTCGTCGCGGCATGGACCGCAAGTTCTTCTTGGACTTCTACTTGGACGGCCAAGGTGCATTTGAGTTTGACGACAACGGCTTGATGCGCGTAAAACGTATTGCCACGGGCTTTATGATGATTCAACGCCATGTCTTTGAGACGATGATTGAGAAGCACCCAGAGTGGGCTTACGAGAACGATACAAGAACTCGCACAGATCACGCCATTTTTGATCTAGGCATTGTGGACGGCCAGTATTTTGGTGAGGACTATTTGTTCTGCGACCGCGCTGCCAAAGACGGTTTTACAGTCCATCTAGACCCATCCATCAGCTTGCCCCACGTTGGCCAAGAGAAGTTTTCCCGCGACTTCAACGACGAAGTTTTAAAGCCGTTGTTGGCTGAGCATTGCACCCCCAGACTGAAGGTTGTAAATGGCTAAGAAGACTCCATCACTCTCTGTAGGTCGTGGTGAGAAGCTGCCGGCGTCTAAGGGTGCTGGCTTAACTGCCAAAGGCCGCGCTAAGTACAACGCAGCTACAGGCAGCAATTTAAAGGCTCCACAACCTCAAGGCGGTGCTCGCAAGAAGTCATTCTGCGCGCGCATGTCCGGCATGCCTGGCCCAATGAAAGACGAGAAGGGTAAGCCAACTCGTAAAGCTGCGTCACTAGCGCGCTGGAAATGCTGATATGGAAAACGTGGTTTGGAATATAGTTCTCTCTGCTGGCCTGGGCTTGCTGAGTTGGGTTTTGCGCGACAAGTCTGAAGAGCTTAAACGTATCACTATCTTGTTGAATCGAACTCGCGAAGAGGTCGCCAAAGAGTACGTCACCAAGATTGAGGTGCATGCAGACATTAACCGAGTGCTAGACAGGCTAGATCGTTTAGATGAAAAGCTAGACAGGCTTATGGAGAAGCGAAATGCCTAGTACCAGTAAGAAACAAAGAAATTTCATGGCTGCTGTGGCGCATAGTCCAGAGTTTGCTAAGAAAGCAGGCGTCCCGCAATCCGTGGGAAAAGAGTTCAACAAGGCCGATAAGGGCCGTACATTCTCAAAAGGTGGTGATATGAAATCAAAGAAAATGGCAATGGGCGGTATGGCCAGCCAAGCTCCTACAAGCGCAAAAGTCGGTGCAGCTATGGATCCTAAAAAGGCAGCCATGATTGCTCAAGCAATGAAACGTCGCCCAGCTATGGCTGCTCCTAAAGTTGGACCAATGCCAACAGGCATGAAAAAAGGCGGCCCTGCAAAGAAGATGGCTGCTGGCGGCATGACCATGGTTGACAAGAACGGCAAGATGGTTCCTGACTTTGCAGCTGACGGCGTTGGCAAGATGGCTAAAGGCGGCACAGCAAAGAAGATGAACATGGGCGGCATGGCTTACGCTCGAGGCGGCGGCATTGAAGTTCGTGGCAAAACCAAGGGCACTATGGTCAAGATGGCCAAAGGCGGCTCCGCTAAGAAGTACTGTTAAGGAGCAATCATGGCACTTAATCCATTAAACCGTAAGCTAGATAAAAACGGAAATCCAATTATTACCAAAGAAGAGCTAGATAAGTCTGGCATGTCTCTGCGTGATTTTTTAAACAAAGAACGTGGTTTAAAGCCCCGCGAGGAGACTATTGGGGAAAAGAATGCTAAAGAAGGCATGTCGATGACCCGTATGGATCCTACAAAAGGCGCTGATGCCAAGCGTATGTTTGATTTGGAAAATGCCCGTGATATGGCTCTCGCTCGTGCAGAAGGTGAACGTGCCGTAGCAGCCCACAAAGAAAAACAAGTGCGTCAAAAAGAAGCTGACGAATCTGCATCTTTGGGCGGTTACAAACGAGGCGGTAAAGTCAGTTCTGCATCTTCTCGTGCTGACGGTATTGCCCAACGTGGCAAGACTCGCGGCATGCTGGTGATGTGCAAAGGCGGCAAGGTCTAACATGGCAACCGCAAAACCCAACAGCACGGTGGCTAAGTCTTTAAAAAAGGCTGGGTTTTATGAAGCTAGTAAACCTAAGCGGCTTGGCATTATCAACAAAGTTACAACTAAACCTCAACGGATAGAAATGGTTGACAAATTGTTTTTATCTAAAAAAGTTAAAGGTGGTAAAAAATGATGGGTAGCCGTGGAATGGGAGACATCTCCCCCAGCAAGATGCCCAAGGGCGTCAAGAAGGCTCGCCGCGACGATACTGACTTCACTCAGTACGCCGCTGGTGGGAAGGTTGGTTTGTATGCCAACATTAACGCCAAACGCAAACGAATCGCTGAAGGTTCTGGTGAGAAAATGCGTAAGGTTGGTAGCAAGGGCGCTCCTACCAAAGCTGATTTCATCAAGTCCGCTAAAACAGCAAAGAAGTAAACCATGGCATACACGACCGGCACAACAGGCTTCAATTTAGAGTTCACTGAGCTCGCTGAAGAAGCGTGGGAGCGCGCTGGTCGTGAGATGCGATCGGGCTATGACTTGCGCACCGCCCGCCGCTCTCTGAACATTATGACGATTGAGTGGGCAAACCGCGGTTTGAACATGTGGACCATCGAGCAGGGTTTTATCACGTTGACGCCAGGCTTGAGCACCTATGCTTTGCCGACAGACACAATTGACTTGCTGGACCATGTGATCCGTACGCAAGCAAACGTGTCGTCTACTCAGTCTGATCTCTCGATCACTCGTATTAGCGTTTCTACCTATGCGACCATCCCAAACAAACTCACCCAAGGTCGACCAATCCAAGTCTGGATTCAGCGACTATCTGGCGAAACAAACCCTACTGGCAAGGTTACTGTTGGCGCTCTTTCCGCAACAGCAACCTCGATCACGCTTGACTCGGTGGATGGATTAGCCGGATCTGGCTTCATCCGCTTGGACTCAGAAGACATCTACTACGGTTACATCGCTGGCAACGTGCTTGGCGGTATCTTCCGTGGTCAAAATAACACCACCGCAGCGACCCATTTGACCGCAACCAAGGTCTATGTACCACAGCTGCCCGCCGTGACCGTCTGGCCCACTCCTGATTCTTCCCAGACCTATCAGTTCGTGTACTACCGCATGCGCCGAATCCAAGATACCGGTTCTGGTATCCAAGTGCAGGACATGAACTTCCGATTCTTGCCCGCCGTGGCTGCTGGATTAGCTTACTACATTGCAATGAAGACGCCCGAGCTGGCTCCGCGCATTGACATGCTCAAACAGGTCTATGACGAGCAGTTCAACTTGGCCGCAGGTGAAGATCATGAGAAGGCGACTTTGAGGTTGGTTCCTCGCATTTCGTTCATCAGTAATGGTGGGTACTAATGGGCAATCGTTTTGCTTCAGGCAAGTACGCGATTGCGGAGTGCGATCGATGTGGTGCGCGCTACAAGCTGAAACAACTGAAGCAAGAGATCATCAAGACCAAGCTGTATCAGATCAAAGTTTGTGAAGATTGCTGGGACCCTGATCAACCGCAGTTGCAGTTGGGCATGTACCCCGTGGATGACCCGCAAGCGCTCTACCAGCCACGCCCAGATACCAGTTATGTATCTGCTGGTTTGAACGTCAGTGGAGTGCCTACGGGCGGTTCTCGAGATATTCAGTGGGGCTGGAATCCAGTTGGTGGATCACGCTTATTTGATGACGGTTTGACACCGAATTACTTGGTGGGAACCACAAGTGTTGGTACAGTTAGCATATCGGTAACCTAGGAGTTCAAGATGGACAAGAAAGATTTAGCTCAAGACAAGAAGATGATCAAGACTGCAATTGGCAAGCATGAGAAAAACATGCACCAAGGCATGAAGCCAACCAAGCTTAAAAAGGGTGGCCCAACATCATTGGATCGTAAGATGTATGGCAAGAATTT